GTTAAGGTGGTTACTGCTGAAACGGTAACTGATGACGACTCCGATGGAGTTTCCAGAACGGATAATGTGGTTCCAAGGTCCGGTCCATATTTTCTCAGGGCAAAGATTTTCCGTGCTAAGCCCCACACTGACATGGGAACCAATAAGCACTATGACGGGCTGAACGGTTCAGATGGGGTCCATGTTGATGCGGATTGCAAGCCGCGCTGTGCGTTTGATTTCAATAACGACGCCGCTTACGGGTTTGGATGGGATACGGAAGTCTGGTTCGGCTGGTCCATCTATCTCCCGAGAAGTTGGCAGCACGAAACATTCAGAACGGGCCAAACCTCAAACGGCCCGATGATGATGACCATCAATCCAAGTACCGCCAGCGCAACGCACATGACGCTGAACCTGATTGTTCCGACTGCTGGTCAAAATTGGCGCAATGCGTCAAATGGGAATCTGGTATCAGCAACCAACGAGACTCACTGGTGCATCATTCACAACCTCGACCCGTCCAGCACGACAGAGAGCGGAGCAACGCCAACCAAGGTCAGCCTTGGGTCTATCGTTCCGGATATGGGCAAGTGGACTGATCTTGTATTCAGGCTGAGATTCAATCCGTTCGCCGTTGCGCCCGGAGCTCCGGTCAACGGCTATACCATGCGCGGCAACACCGGACTGATACATATTTGGAAATCCACCGGGGCCGTTGACGGAAACGGGAACAGGACTATTTCGGAAGCCAACCCCACTTATCAGTTCAACGGCCCTTGCGGGTTGAGGCCACACCCGTCTAACAAACTGACTTTCAGCAGTCGCGTCTATATGTTCGGGCTGAATAGCACAATCACCACCACGTCCAGAACACATCCGTTGTGGGCGGGGATTGATGAAATGCGCTGGGGATTCGCAGAAGGCTCCAATGTTGGAACCTGGCAATCCGGAGCCGCGACCGGATTTGATGACGTAGTTCCCAATTCATGAGTTATTCGTTTGATGGGTTGAATGACAAGCTGACCGGCAGCTTCACCTCGACGTATGGCGAGCCGATCACGCTTGCATGCTTTGTAAAGTACGCAGCCCATCCGGCTGATACCGATAACATTCTTTGCTTAGGTAACAGTAGTTCCTCGCTAACAGACTGTCATCTTCTTAGAACGACGGTAACAGACGACAACTGGCGAGCGGCCTCTATTGATAGCACCGGGACCGCCGCCAATGCGACGGTGATTGGCGTCAATATAGACGGGGTGTGGGCGGGGTTAGTCGGCACGTTCGGCAGCACGACGCTGCGCGATATGTACGTGCAATCATTGTCTAATCACACCAATGGCACGACTAGCCGCACGGTTGCGGATGCGTTGCAGTTTATTAGTGTTGGCGAGGGATTTAGCGGCGGCGGTGACGTTGACGCCCTCATTGCCGAAGTCGCTATTTGGAAATCGGATCTTAGCGATTCTGATATCACCAGCTATCTCGCTGGAACCCCAGCATCATCTATTGATGCGACAAACCTGATCGGTTACTGGCCGCTCTCAGCGGAAAGCGGCACACAGTCGAATCTCGGTACTGACGCTGGTGGCGATCTCACGGTCACAGGCGCGACCTACAACGCCGATCATCCGAGCATCACTGGTGGTTCTTTCACCATCGATGTGACCAAGGCCGATTTGCAGCCGAGCCCCAAGAGCATTCCCCTTGATAAGGGGATGCCGATGACGGCGGCCTCGATCAGCCCATCGGCCAGCGCTATTACCGGAATACTGGCAATGGCGGTCAGCACAACCGCGTTGCAGCCGGCACCGCAAGCGGTGGCGCTGAACTGGCAACAGAGCGGCACCAGTTGGGTTATTGACGTAGCGGCTGCCACTTTCACCTTCCAACCCTATGCGGTAGAGGGTAGACGTGGAATTCCGGTGGTATCGGCAACCCCGACCATCGCGGGTCAGACGATCAATCTGGCGTACCGACACGCCTATATAGAATCGACCCAACTCACGTTTGCCACGCAAGATGCGGTACTGGAAGAAAATCATTTCTTCGTGCGGGCAGCACCAACGATTGCCGGACAGGCCATTGCGTTGCACAAGGGCACGCCGGTTATCAGTGCGACACCGACTCTTGCGCCAAGCGATATCACGCTGACCATCGGCGGCTCGACTGATTACCAGATTGTCTCGGCAGCACTGACCTTCACGCCGCAAGACATCGGACTGCAGCTTAATTTCTCGCTGGCCGTTGATAGCACACAGTTAGCGCCGACCAGCGCCAATCTGGACTTGCAGTGGCAGAAAACAGATGCTGTCAACGTAGCCGAGGCGCATCCGGTTCTGACTCCAGGCGATATCGTGATGACTCAGGGCATCCCGGTCATCGCTGCAATACCGGCGTTTGCAGGTCAGGATGTAACCTTCGTATACGACCAGATGGTTGTGGTCGAGCCGGCTGAATTTGAGATAACCAGCCAAGACATTGATCTCGATCTCACCTTCACCTTGGGGGTGACGATAGTCCCGGCAGAGTTCTCGATAGTCGGCTCAGATATCAGCGCATTTCTCGGCAGCGGTCGGGTGGATGACGCCAGAGTCGAGTATCACGCAACAGAGGGCTATGCCAGTTTCACGGTTAACCAGATGACCTCATCCATAGACAGCGAGAGTACCCGTGCCGCGAGTTAGGGAATTCAACGAAGGACAGTCCATGGATGTGGACTTCACCCTGCTCGATGACGGGGTGCCGTCCTCGCCAAGCACGGCGCGTTATCGCATCGACTGTCTCACGACCAAGCGCACCGTCACGGACTGGACAGAACTCGCTCCCGCTGCAGTAGTAACCATATCGGTTACACCGGATGAGAACGCGATCCTCAACAGTCGCAACGTCAAAGAGACCAAACAGATTGTATTGCAGACCAATTATGGAACCAGCACTCAATCGGTGCATACCTCGGATTGGGTCATCAGGAATTTGCAAGGCGTCACTTAGACTTGCATTGAATCAATGGCAGCCCCGATAGGAAATCAGAACGCAGCTAAAGCGAAAGTATGGCGCGCGGCAATCATGCGCGCTTTAGAGCGCCGCACGGCTTCAAGAGCAGACGGCATCCAAGAGATTGACGCTTTGGCCGAACAGTTACTGCTGGCCGTGTCCAGCGGTGATTTGGGCGCTATCAAAGAGTTCGGGGATCGAATGGACGGCAAGCCCCATCAATCAGTGGCCCTTGATGGAGACGGAGAGGGCGGGCCAATGAAGTTTCAAGAAGTGGTATTCAGGTCTATAGATGTCCCAACTGTTAGTGGATCTGCCGCCGAAGGCCAAGCAAACTCTAAGCCCTGAGAATCCCGCGCGCTTTCGCGTGATGTACGGCGGGCGTGATGGGGCAAAGTCCTGGTCAATGGCGCGAGCTCTTTTGGCTCGTGGATACCTCAAGCCTGAGCGCATCTTGTGTGCCAGAGAGGTGCAGAAGTCCATAGCAGAGTCAGTCCATCAACTGCTCAAGGATCAGGTCAAGGAGCTTGGTCTGGAGGGCTTCTACAACGTACAGCAGAACTACATTCATGGTGCCAATGGCACCCAGATCAGTTTCCACGGTTTGAGCGGGCAGACGGCCTCAAGCATCAAGAGCTTTGAGGGAACCACGATCTGCTGGGTTGAGGAAGCCCAGACCATCAGCAAGCGGTCATGGGACTTGCTTGAGCCCACGATCAGGACGCCGCAGAGTGAGATATGGGCGTCATTCAATCCGGACATGGACACCGATGAAACGTACAAGCGGTTCGTTCTATCGAAGCCTCCGGATGCGATAGTCACCAAGATCGACTGGACCGACAATCCGTGGCGCTCGACTGCGCTGGACGCCTCACGCGAGCGCATGAGGCTGGAGGCACCAGAGGACTATGACCACATCTACGGGGGCCATTGCAGGCCAGCGGTAGAGGGCGCGATCTACTATAACGAGGTCAGCAAGCTACGGAGCTCTGGCAGACTCGCCAACGTCCCCTATGACCCGATGCTCAAGGTTCACGTTGTCTGTGACCTGGGCTACAACGATTTCATGTCGCTGATATTGGTTCAGCGTCTCGCCTCGGAGATTCGCATCATCCGGTATATCGAGGATCGGATGCGTTACATCCCGAGTTATGACCAGGAGCTCAAAGACCTCAAGCTGAATTGGGGGAAGCTCTATCTGCCGCATGACGGCAAGGCAAGGCATGTTACCGGATCAAGTGCAGAAGAACAGTTCAGGGCCTTGGGCTGGAAGGTTGAGATTATTCCTGACATCGGTATCGAACAGGGCATACGAAAGGTTCGTGAACTATTCGGCCGATTTTATGTGGACAAGACTCTCGCAGGAGAACTTATCAACCGGCTGGGCAGATATCGCCGCCGAGTTAACGCAGATGGACAAGCATCCGCCCCGGTCCATGACGACGAATCCCACGGAGCAGACGGAACACGATACATGGCAATCGTCGCAGACCAGATGAGTAACGATAACAACACTGTCACAGGCGACTATTACGCCTCGTTCCGTCGAGCTTCCTGATGGCCTACAAGAAGAAGTCCAAAGCCGTTGAGTCGGAGGCCAACCCGCGCAAGGACAAGCTCAAGCTGATTCGTGAGCGGGACAAGATGGCGCGCGAGGCCGATCACGAGAATCGCACGGCGGCAATGGATGATCTCAAGTTCGTCCATATTCCGGGGGAGCAGTGGGAACAGAAGTCCAGGGATGCTCGCGGTTTGAGACCCTGTTATGAGTTCAACAAGACCCGCGTAACGATCAAGCGGGTTGTAAACGACATGCGGGCCAATCGCCCGTCTGGGAAGGTGAGGGGCGTTGAGGAAACAGACAAAGACACCGCAGAAACCCTTGAGGGACTCATCCGCAATATCTGGAACGTCTCTGACGGAGACACTGTTATTGACCATGCAGCCGAGTATCAGGTCGGTGCGGGTATGGGAGCCTGGCGAGTCTCCGTGGATTACGCCGACGACTCGGCTTTTGAACAGGACATCAAGATTGAGGACATCCGCAACCCGTTCTGTCTGCTTGCCGACCCGGCCTGTCAAGATCCACTGAAGCGGGATGCGCGGTTTTGGATTCTAACGACCCGCATCTCCAAGACCTCTTACGAACAGCGCTGGCCCAAGGCCGAGGTTGTGACGTTTGAGACGGATACAGAGTTTGATAACGAGGACGACGATGATTGGGAGAACGAGGAATCCATCCGCATCGTCGAGTATTGGTACAAAGAGCCGGTCGAAAAGACCATCTATCTCCTCGCTGATGGCAGAGCGGTTGACGCGCTCCCCGAGGGCGTTCAGGCGATCAGGGAAAGGAAGGTAAAGACCAACGTCATCAAGATGTGCATAGCCTCCGGCAAGGCCATTCTTGAGGAAGCTGAATGGGCGGGATCTCAGTTCCCCTTCATCATGGTATTTGGCGAGAACGTCGTCATTGACGGCAAGCAGAGATGGTTCGGTTTGACACGATTCGCCAAGGATCCTGCCCGCGCATATAACTATGCTCAGACGGCAGCGATTGAGACGGTTGCGCTAGCTCCCCAGGCTAAGTATTGGGCGACCCCGACGCAGGCCGAGGGTCACATGGACAAGTGGAACGTGGCGCATCGGGAGAACATCCCGGTCATGCTCTACAACGTGGACCCGCAGGTTAGTGGTCCTCCTCAACCGATGCCGGCACCGCAGGTTCCGGTAGCCCTGTTAGAGCTCGCCAGGTCAGCCTCAGAGGACATCAAGGCGACCACGGGCATCTTCGATCCCTCGCTAGGGAAACAGAGCAACGAGACTTCGGGTGTTGCGATCAACGCCAGAGCACAACAGGGCGAAATAGTCACCTTCAACTACATGGACAACCTGTCCAAGGGTATCCGCAGGACGTGGGAGATATTGATCGACCTGATCCCCAAGATTTACGACACCGAGCGTGCTGTACGTATTCTGGGTGTTGACGGGGGCGAGAAGTACGTCCGGGTGAATCAGGTTGATCCGATGACGGGCGAGAAGATCAACGATCTATCTCGTGGAAAGTATGACGTTGCGGTGACCGTGGGACCGAGCTTCACCACCCAGAGGCAGGAGGCGGCCGAAATCTATACGCAGATGGCGACCAAAGACCCCGCCATGATGCCGCTTGTGGGCGATCTCATCTTCAAGAGCATGGACTACCCCTACGCAGAGCAGATGGCGGAACGGTACAAGCTCATGCTTCCACAACCCATCCAGCAGGCCGAGGGCCAGGGTAAGGAATTGCCCCCGGAGGCGATGCAGGCGATGGCGCAGGCGGATCAGGCCATGCAACAGGTGGCCGAGCAGACCGCTTTGTTACAGCAGCAGGCTGCAGAGGTAGAGACAGGGAAGCAGGAGCTCCAGAAGATGATTTCTGACCTCAAGGTGGAGCAGGCCAACATGGAAGCCGACTACCAGAAGAAGGTTGCCGATCTCATCAAGCGGGAGGCGCAGTTTGCTGCGTCTGAAGCTAAGGCCGGAAGTGATGCAGAGGGCCAAGTGGTAAAGAACGACCGCCAGGCGCTACACAACGAATTCAAGGAAGCGGCTGCGTTACTGCAACAGCGAGCGGCTGAACTCATGACTCAGGCGGCTGCTGTCATCGCACAGATGCAACAGGTATCCCAGCCGCAAGTGGTCAACGTCAGTCCTCCCAAACGGAAGATTGGCCGGTCCAAGCGTCAGCCTGACGGCTCGCTTGAGATCGAGGTCGTGGAAGTTCCAGAGATGGTTCAGTAGGAGTCTTATGAGTCTGAATACATGGCAGGAAACATTACTCGCGCACAGGGGTGATGGCACTGCGCTCACGGCTGCGGCTGCGGCGTCTATGCTGCAGGGGTCCACCGCGACCCGAGCGAAGTACACCTTCCCGGCCAACTTCTTTGAGGTCAATCGGGCTATCTCGATTCATGCGGCAGGACGTGTCAGCACGGTCATCACGACGCCTGGTACGCTCCGCTTTGACGTGAGGTTAGGCGGAACGGTTGTGTGGGACTCGCTGGCGATCAACCCGGCGACTGCGGCGGCACGCACCAATACCATTTGGGCGCTGGACATCGAACTGTACTGCCAGGCTGCGGGAGATAGCACAACCGCCACACTGTTTCCTGGCAAGTGCGTACTGACTACCTCGGACTTGATAGCGGGCGCGGCGGAAAACGCAGGACCTGTTGGAATGGCGGTGCTGCCGTACAACACTGCTCCGACTGTGGGCGCTGGGTTCAACTCGACGATCTCGCAACAGTTCGACTTGTACTTCACGCAGACGGTTGCAACAGGATCGATTCAGCTTCACACGCTGAGAATCATCGCGCTGAACTGATATGGCGTTGGAATACGCCCACGGCGCGATAGACGTACTGTCTACCGATGTAGCTACGACTACAAAGACGGTTTCCGGGCTTGCGTTCCAGCCCAAGGCAATACGTTTTGCGTGGGCGGGTATTCAGTCAGCCACGGATGCCACGTCGCAGTCGGTTAACGAGCATCGCGGAGTGGGATTTGCGGCCACCACATCCAGCCGCAGAGCAGTAGCCACGTTTGCACAAGACACGGCGGCAACCTCCAACTGCGGCTGGATG